CGTCTGCGTTTCTCCGGTCCTAAGACATCAATCATCTGCTCTCCAATGACTAGTCTAAAAACTAGTATTAAGACTATCACTTATTTAAGTGATATTGGTTGTCTGGAGATTCATGGGGCCAGTCTACCTGTCATGGGCTGTTAATCATTACCGTGATAACGCCATCGCCTACAAAGAGCAGCGCGATAAAGCCACGTACATCATCGCTGACATGCAGAAGCGTCAACGTGATGTAGCAGAACTCGACGCCAGATACACAAAGGAGCTTGCTGATGCTAACGCGACTATCGAAAGTATTCGTGCTGATGTTTCTGCTGGTCGTAAGTGGCTGCGCGTCAAAGCAGTCTGTCCGGACATGCATAAAACCACCGCCGCCTCCGGCGTGGATGATGGCGCCAGCCCCAGACTTACTGACACCGCTCAACGGGATTATTTCGTTCTCAGAGAGCGCATCGAAACCATAACTAACCAATTGAATGGCCTGCAAGAGTATGTGAGATCACAGTGTTCATATTAGAAAAGTCTTATCATAAGATTTTTGTATATGGATGCATTATGTCTCAATACGCGCGCGCCGCTTTAATTGCTTATTATTTGGTTGCTGATAATTCAATATCCCCGCGTGATGCATGGGATGCTGCTGTCGCTGAGGTTACAGAAAGCGAATCGGCAAGAAAGAAGGGATGCCCAAGGGCAACGTTTCTCGCTCTGGCGGATAGCGGTTATCTGAAGAATGTAAAACCACATCATGGGGAGAAAAAGATCGGTAAGTTGTACCAAAGGGCAATTGAAGTTGCGAATCTGATTCTTGATTTACCCGGAATTAGCAAAGCTGAGCTAGTTGATAAAACTTGCTATAAAGACAGGCAAGGGTCTTATGACATTGCTCTAACTCTCGCTCAGCACGGATTACTCCAGCGTCCTCAATAAGATATTAAGTGATTTATGGCCTCGCTTTTAGCGGGGCCTTTTCACATCTGAATTTCAACGCGCATCTCAGCGCACAATAACCACCTGACCATTTGGAATGAGTCGTTGAAGATACCTGCAGAGTAGACAGAAAAACCAGCAGAATAAACAACAGAGTAACGAATTAGCTAGCAGGAATGATTGGCCATCAACTACAGCAGTTCCGATTTGATGGCCACAAAAAAGTTAGTTCAGATCGGCAACGTAGTTGGTAGCTTCGAGATTAGTGATACTAAATTCTGACGCCAAAATACGAGCAAGCTCTTCTTTCGAGCTTGCTGTGCGGTTTTGATTAGACCAGGCGATCAAGTAAAAACCATTGCTCTTCGCAAGCATGATTTGTATTGCATTGATAGTTATGTAGTAACTGTCCAAGAATAAATTACCTCAGTGTTAGGAAAAGTAATGGCACTCACCGACAAGCAAGAAATGTTCTGTCGCGAGTACCTCATCGATTTAAACGCCACGCAAGCGGCTATTCGGGCGGGGTACAGCGCAAAGACAGCTAACCGTACCGCATCCGAAAACTTGTCAAAACCTGACATCAAGTTAAGAATCGCCGAACTGAAAGCGCAACGCAATGATCTTGTTGGTATTAATGCAGAATATGTACTTAATCGCCTTCTTGAAATCGACCAGATGGATGTGCTCGACATTCTCCTGCAAAACGGTGAGCTAAAACCCATTAAAGACTGGCCTAAGGTATGGCGCACAACGCTATCAGGAATGGATGTCGTGGAGATGGTATCCGCAGATAGCGCCGCACTTCTGAAGAAAATCAAATGGCCTGATAAGGTTAAAAACCTTGAGTTACTTGGGCGCCATGTTTCTGTTCAGGCGTTTAAAGACAACGTCAAAAATGAAGTGACTGGCGCTGATGGAGGACCAGTCAGAACAGAAATTACCAACTTAACGCCGGAGCAGGCTGCAGAGGCGTATAGAAAAATGATGGGCTAAGTATGCCGTTACCATTCCCCTTCGATTTTAAACATCCTGATTACCAGATGGTTTTTGAATGGCGGATGGAACGCCTACAGCGCATTCGCCAGAATCCTGAAATATTGCCTGCACTAAAACAGTTTTACCGAACCAATCCGGCTCAGTTCATCATCGACTGGGGCATGACAACGGACCCGCGTAATATTGATTATGGCCTGCCGGTGACCATTCCGTTTTTACTCTTCCCTAAGCAGGAGGAGTGGATCCACTGGATTATGGAACGCTGGAGCAATCGGGAGAATGGTATTACCGAAAAATCCCGTGAAATGGGGCTCAGTTGGACCGCGATCGGACTGGCATGCTCGCTTTGTCTCTTCAACAAAGAAATGGTTATCGGTTTTGGCTCCCGTAAAGAGGAATACGTCGACAGCACTGGTGACCCGAAAGCATTGTTCTGGAAGGCGCGCAAGTTCGTGGAAACGCTACCTGTAGAGTTTCGCGGTTCGTGGAGTGAGAAGAAGCACGCGCCATATATGCGTGTTGAGTTTCCTGAAACTGGTGCCGTTATCAAAGGCGAGGCTGGCGATAATATTGGTCGTGGTGACCGTACCACGCTTTATCTGGTTGATGAGGCTGCATTCCTTCAGCGTCCTCTGCTGATTGATGCGGCGTTGTCACAAACGACGCGTTGCCGTATCGACCTGAGTTCAGTTAACGGCATGGCTAACCCGTTCGCTCAGAAGCGTCATGGCGGGAAGATACCGGTATTCACATTCCACTGGCGGGATGATCCTCGCAAGGATGAAGAGTGGTATCGCAGGGAATGCGAGAAAATCGATAATCCGGTGGTGGTGGCACAGGAACTTGATCTGAACTACAGCGCATCAGCGGAAGGCGTTCTGATTCCATCCGAATGGGTACAGGCTGCCGTTGATGCGCATATCAAACTGGGTATCCAGCCAACAGGCAAACGACTTGGCGCGATGGATGTCGCCGACGAAGGCAGGGACAAAAATGCCTTTTCCACCCGTCATGGCTTCCTCCTGGAAAATGTGCGGGAATGGTCCGGTGTGGGCAGCGACATTTATCAGTCCGTCGAGAAGGTTTTCGGCTTTTGCGAACAGGACAACCTCGAAGAGTTTCGCTTTGACGAGGACGGGCTGGGCGCTGGCGTTCGCGGCGATGCACGCGCTATCAACGAACTGCGTAACGCTGCGCGTCGACCGTCAATACTTGCCACACCGTTTCGAGGTAGTGGCGCGGTATTTGATCCGGATGATGAAGCTGTTCGCGGGGACAACGGGCAAGCCGCACGTCTGAACAAGGACTTCTTCGCTAACGCCAAAGCCCAGAGCTGGTGGCGGTTACGTAAACTTTTTCAGAATACCTGGCGCGCCGTGGTTGAAGGTATGGCTTACAACCCGGACGAAATCATCTCAATCAGCAGTAGCATGGCACTCAAAGATAAACTCATCATCGAGCTTTCGCAGCCGACCTATTCCATTAATGGTGTGGGAAAAATCGTTATTGATAAACAGCCTGATGGAACCCGATCGCCAAACCTTGCCGACTCGGTGATGATCAACTATGCCCCAATGAATTCAGCCCTGAACATCTGGGAGCTGCTAGGGAGACAGGCCTGATGGCACGAAACAAACAAGCCCTGCGGCGAACTGCGCAGGCCACAGCTGATGGTTATGAGAATTTTATTGCCCGCGTAGGGATACAGACGCCTAACCAGCACTCAGCATCGACCTACCGGGCTAACTTCACCAGCCGCAACCGCATGCTGGTGGAATGGTCCTATCGTTCGTCCTGGATCATCGGCGAAGCGGTCGACGCTATCCCGGACGATATGACCCGGAAAGGCATTCGCATCACTTCGGAGATTGACGCCAAAGACCGTGGCACCCTGGAAGCGCAGCTGGATGAGTTGCAGATCTGGGATGCGCTGAACGACGTGCTGAAATGGTCGCGCCTCTACGGCGGCGCGGTCGGCTTCATCATGATCGAGGGGCAGGCACCAATGACCCCGCTGCGGCTCGAAACCATTGGAGAAGGCAAGTTTAAGGGCATTCTCCCGCTCGACCGCTGGATGATTAACCCGGTCCTGACCCGCCGCATTAAAGAGATGGGGCCGGATCTCGGCAAACCTGAGTTTTACGACGTGGTGACCACTGCCACGGGCATTCCAGCCTGGCGCATCCATCACAGTCGCCTGATTCGCTTCGACGGGGTGACGCTGCCATTCCAGCAGAAGATGACCGAAAACGAATGGGGAATGTCGGTTGTAGAGCGTATCTGGGATCGGCTTACTGCGTTCGACAGCGCCACTGTCGGCGCGGCGCAGCTGGTCTACAAAGCGCATTTGCGTACCTACAGCGTGGAGAAGCTACCCATGTAGTGAGGGATAAAGATGCCGACTCTTGATGTAACAGATGTGCTTTTTGACCCCGATTTTTGCAACTTCAATTTGTGGGTAACACGCCGAGTGCAAACGGTTGATGAGGACGGGACGGGAACGGTCAGGGAATTGAGCTAAGTGATTTCAAAGTCACCTTTACGATCGACTGGTTCAACATCAGCAGCGCGTCCCGGGTAGGGACTATCAAAATTTATAACCTCTCGGCAGATACTGTGAACCGAATCACCGGGCAGGAATTTTCGAAAGTGCGTCTGATTGCCGGTTACGACGGTGTCGCGCCAGAGGTGTCAGCAAGCGACGTAGGGACCGTGCGGGAAGTTGACGCGGCGGACGTGGGCCAGAGAGATGGCCGCAACTACGGACTGATTTTCAGCGGTGAAATTCGCTACTCGGTCACAGGAAAAGACAGTCCGGTTGATACCTACGTCCTGATTCAGGCAGCAGATACTGATCTGGCTTTTGCCACCAGTATAACCTCACAGACGCTGGCTGCCGGTTACACGGTCGCTGATGTGAACCGTGCGCTGATGAAAGACTTCGAAGCCAAAGGCGCGACCGAAGGCCTGACGCCTGAAATGCCTGCTACCGTATTCCCTCGAGGGCGGGTGCTGTTCGGCATGACACGGCATCTTATGGATAACGTGGCCGGACAATGTGGCGCAACATGGCAATTCGTGGACGGTCAACGCCAGATGGTGGCGAATAACGAATATGTTCATGAAGCGATTGTGCTCAACAGCGCTACCGGGCTTATTGGCATGCCGCAGCAGACTATCGGTAACGGCGTAAACGTCCGCGCGCTTATTAATCCGAACATCCGGGTTAACGGGCTCATTCAACTGGATCAGGCTTCAGTGTATCGTACCGCGTTGTCGAACAACGATATCGCGATGGCCGGTGGGCAGATCACCGACCAGAACACGGACGGAAATATTACGCTAAGCGGCACCACATCGCAGCCTGCCAGCATCGCAACGGATGGCGTTTATATTGTGCGTGGGATTATGTACACTGGCGACACAAGGGGGCAGGCGTGGTACATGGATATGATGTGTGAAGCACGTGGCGCGGCTGATCTACTTTCGTCCTCAGCGCAGCAAAGGATTTATTCATGAAGCGTATGAAGTTAGTTTTGACAATTTCGTTATTATTTTCTTGTTCAGCAGCTTTTGCTGATTTGCAATGCGGCGGATATCTACTTCATGCAGCTGATAACGGTTGGACAAAAATCAACGGTGAGCAGGTAACATCACAGAAGATTACGTTTCTTGGTAAGAAAGATGACTGGGACAACGTTAAAACTAACATGGGCCTGATGCCTTCTCGCGATGGCAACAATTACGGCTTTGAGTTTGTGAAGCGTAACGGAAAAGCTTTCCTGAACGTCCAGCTTCTGCAGAACAGCATGGATGCGCCTAAAATCATCGGATCATTCCCTTGTAAAAAGGCGTTACGCTAAAGTTTGATGTCAATCTTCCGAGATGAGCGCTTTAAGGTTGACGAGATATTGTTCAAAGTTCACAATCACAATCCCTTTAGTAAGAGAAATAATCCATGGCGGCAGGCATCCCATTAGAAAAAGCGCAAAAATATATTGAACAATTCAATGCGCTTCTATTGGATAGGGAAAGTTTAGATCCCTTCACTGAAAAGAAAATTCGAGAGGAACTTTCTGTCTCTCCAACGCCTGCTACCAACATTGCACTATCTTATCTGGATGCAATAACCGGAAAGATTGAAAGCGCGTTACGTTATCTCAGGATAAGCCTAGAAGTAAACGATGTAACGTTGGCAATGCACTATCATCACATTTTAATTAATACATTTAGCTATAATGAACTCAAGGATGTCTATGTCCCGCTGGCAAAGAAGTATCGGACAAAACTCTTTAGTCACAACGCATACAGTTGGGCGTACCGTTGCGGCGAGCGTGAACAGTTAAAATTTTATATGGAAGAGCACATTAAGCTTCTTTCTGAATCAGAAGGCAGGAGTAATGCTATGAAGCACAAAGAAGAACTCCTTGCAGAAATGGATAATTTCTATAGCGCCACACAGTGCTCGAAGGAACAGTTCCAGACCTTAGCATCCATAATCTGGGGCTTGCTAAGTGAATACAAGGCTACGACAGGTTTCGTTCAGCTTAGTGGAAGCGGTTGCTATGTTGTTGATATTAAAAATCTTGAGCCTAAAACTATTGCCAAAATGAACTTCGACTTGGCTGATAGAGTCTGCGCTGAATCTAAACTGGATGATTGTTCCCTGTTAGCTAGATTTACCTCTCCGCGTCAGTTGCATACGGGGGTGAGCTACCATGTCGGTAACTAGCAATCAGATTCTCGATACCGCTCGATTATGTCTGTCTGAAAATATTGAGAGTGGATTTCGAAGCGCTATCTCAAGGGCGTATTACAGTATGTTACATGAGTCTATTAGCTCACTTACTGCCATACCGCATTTTACCCATGAGCATCACAAAAATACTGTGGGTTATATGTCAACGCCCTCAGAGTGCAAATCAGAGCCATACCCGACAAATACACTGAAATCCCTAGCTTTCGTACTTCGCCAGTGGCGGGATGCTAGAAATGAAGCTGACTATGATCTGACGAATGTGACTGTTTCGAAAGAGATGGGACAGGATGCAATCGAGGCTGCTGAACTCTATTTTGAGCGCTGGGAACAGCTAAAGTCTGCTAGAGTTTCATGAATAAAATTAACGTTATCAAACCCGCTTCGGCGGGTTTTTTGCTTTCTGGAGCCTACTAAATGGCAGTATCTGACCAGACCCGCAGCGGCGACCTTGCCGAAACATTCAAATCTGAACGGGAAACAACAAAGAACCAGATCCGTGTCGCCTTGCCTGGCATTATTCAGTCATTCGATCCTGATGCGGTGACGGCAGTTGTGCAGCCTGCTATCCGTTCGGTTGAAAAGGATAATGACGGCAACCGCATTACCAAAAATTACCCATTGCTGGTGGATGTGCCAGTGGTATTCCCGCGCGGCGGAGGATGTACGCTAACGTTCCCAGTTAAAGCCGGTGATGAATGTTTGGTGATTTTTGCCGATCGTTGTATTGATTTCTGGTGGCAGAGTGGCGGGATACAGGAGTCGGTCGATGACAGAATGCATGATTTATCGGATGCGTTTTGTATTGTCGGTCCCCAGTCGCAGGCAAGGAAGATTAGCGGTATTAATACCAGTGCCACACAGTTGCGTAGTGATGACGGCAGCACCTATTTTGAGCTTAATCCTGATACCAGGAAAATTAAAATTGTCGCTCCAGGTGGTCTTGATGTGGTTGCCCCTCTGGCTGATTTTTCTGAGAAAGTAACCATTCATGGCCTGTTAACCTGGATGGGGGGCATGGTGGGGTCTGTGGTTTCTGGTGTGGCTTCAAAAATCACTGGTGCTGTTGAGTTTTTGGGGAGCGTGAAGGCTAATGGCAAGCCAATCGATGATACACACACTCATGGTGGTGTTCAGCGTGGTGGAAGCAGTACCGACGGGGTAAACTGATGCGATACAGACGTGAAGACGCCGATGGCGATTACACCTTTGGCAGCGGTGATGACACCTGGCTGATTAACTCGCCTGAGGCCGTAGCGCAGGCTGTGAAAACGCGATTCGAATTGTGGTATGGGCAATGGTTTCTTGATACCACAGAGGGAACACCGTGGATCCAGTCCGTGCTGGGCAGGCAAAAACCAGAAACTTACAACCTGGCGATCCGTAAGCGCATCCTCGAAACGCAGGGCGTTAAATCAATCCTCTCTTTCAATACGACGGTGGATACCACGACCCGACGTGTCATGTTTTCCGCTGAAATCGACACTCTCTATGGAATAACGACTGTTACATCGGAGGCGTAATGGCTCTGAACCTTGATTCTCTCGGTTTATCTGCAAAGGTAACCGCGGAGGGGATCAGTGCGCCTGATTATCAGACGATACTCAGCACCCTGATTAGCTATTTTCAGCAGATTTATGGTAGTGATGCCTACCTCGAACCGGACAGTAAAGACGGTCAGATGGTGGCTCTGATGGCGCTGGCGATTCATGATGCCAATAATATGGCGATAACTGTCTACAACTGTTTTTCACCAGCAACCGGCTATGGGGCCGCACTGACCAGTAACGTGAAAATAAATGGTATTTCACGTAAAGGCGCGACGAATTCTACGGTTGATTTGCTTCTTACAGGAACTGCCGGAACAACCATCATTAATGGCAGCGTGAAAGACAGTAATAATGTGATATGGCGTTTGCCTGCTTCAGTGGTGGTCGGCGTGGATGGTACAGTGATGGTGACCGCAACATGTTCCGTCAGTGGTGCAGTGGCGGCGCTGGCTGGAACTATCACTGAAATTAATACGCCAACCCGTGGCTGGGTTTCGGTAACCAATCCTGCTGCAGCTACTGTGGGCACTCCGGCAGAAACTGACGCGGAGTTACGTATCCGCCAGTCGCAAAGTGTTGCATTGCCATCAATAACCCCATTTGAAGCACTGGATGGTGCTGTTTCTAATGTTACCGGTGTAACCCGCCACAAACTCTATGAAAACGATACTGGTTCGGAGGACGGTAACGGGTTACCACCACACTCTGTTGCTGTAATTGTGGATGGCGGTGATGTGACGGATATTGCTCAGGCTATCAGAGGGAATAAAGGTCAGGGGACAGCCACTCACGGTACAACATCCGTTACGGTTCCGGATAAATACGGCAATCCCCATGTAATCAAATTCTCGCGTTCCAGTGATGTACCTGTTTATGCCCGGATTAAATTAAAAGTTTTTACGGGTTATACCTCACAGATAGGGCAGCAGATCCAGCAGGCTATTTCCGACTATATCAATAGTCTGACGATTGGTGATTCAGTCCTTTTAAGTCGCATTTACTCACCGGCCAATCTTGGCGTGGTGAGTGGCGGGAATGCACGCTATTACGATATTCAGGAACTGACGATTGGGAAATCCCCGGGGGCTTTGTCGTCATCAAACATTGATATCAGATACAACGAATCTGCGTCCTGTACCCCGGAAAATATCGTTATAACGGTGGAGTCATGAGCAAATACACCGAACTAATCACGAACTACCACGCCACCAAACCTAAATTTCTTGCGCATGTTGATCTGATGACCCGGCCGCTTATTGATGTTGCGGCTGCCACCAGAGGGCTGATTACTGCATTTGATATTGACTCTGCGGTTGGTGTGCAACTTGACATTCTGGGATTGTGGATCGGACGTAGCCGTGTTGTCAGCCAGCCTATCTCAGGTGTCTATTTCAGCTGGGATACCGACGGGCTTGGATATGATCAGGGGGTATGGCAGGGGCCATATGATCCTGATTCTGGATACATGTATCTCAGCGATGAAACTTATCGTGTCATTCTTAAAGCGAAGATTGCGATTAATAACTGGGACGGACGGAATGATTCGCTTCCGGCAATTCTTGACGCGGCAACAGCAGGATCCGGGCTGCGAATGCAGATTGTCGATAACCAGGACATGACGATATCGGTCTGGGTCTTTCCTGATACTGATATTTCAGATGTATCGCGTGAGTTAATTGCTGCAATTAAACAGGGATATCTCACAGTAAAAGCCGCCGGGGTTTGGGCGGGTGGCATTGAAACACCTTCGGTGGAAACTCCATCGGAAGGTTCAAAATTTTTTGGTTTTGATATGGATAACGAATTCATCAGTGGTTTTGATGTAGGGGCATGGGGAGTATTACTCTGATGGCGAAAAATGACTTTAAAGCGTTTGCAACTGATCGGAATGCCAATGTTATGTCGCAGGAGGAATGGGAAGCGTTGCCTGCGCTTTTATCCGGATTTACAGCAGGGAAAGCATCCAGTGCGCAAGTCAATAAGGTTATTCGGCAGGCCAGCTTTATTGCTGCAGCTCTGGCCCAGTTTGTAAGTGACAAAACGCAACGGGATGTGCTTGATAATGGTGATCTGCCCGGTTTTGTTGAATTGCTGGGATCGGGGTTTGCTGTTGAATACCTGAGCCGCAAGAATCCGTTTGGTGATATCAAATCGGATGGCACGGTGAAAACAGCTCTCGAAAACCTTGGTTTAAGAGCAAGCGGGCAGTACACCGATAATTTGTTATTTACAGGTCCTGATGGTCTTAAGATTCAGGTGTTTCGCCGGACGCTCGCAAATTTGACTACTGTCGGTGTAGTAAATTCTGTGCCAGTGACTTTCCCTGTCCCGTTCCCTGTTAATTGCTGGGGCGTTTTTTCTACCAAATTAACATGGGTTCAGATAACTAACTCATGCGAGTGGGTAAGCAATACAGGATTTACCGCTCAGGTCATGATGAATATTGCTGTAAATACAAACACCTCAGACGCTATGTTTTTAGCTATAGGATATTAATATGAATCGTTTTGTGTTCAGTCCATCTGAGTCCCGTTTTTATGCCATCGAGTGGCAGGTTGATTATGTTGATAATAATTGTTGGCCACATGATGCCATTAACGTTAGTGACAGCATTTATTATGAGTTTTCCGGCACTCCCCCTACAGGTAAGCAACTTATAACTTTAAATAACATGCCAGCATGGGGTGATATTCCTCCACCTACACGAGAAGAATTAATTGTCGTTGCTGATGTGGAGAAGCAAAAAAGAATAGATTTAGCCAATGATTACATGAACGGTAAGCAATGGCCTGGTAAAGCAGCTATTGGTCGTCTGAAAGGTGAGGAACTGGCACAATATAATTTGTGGCTGGATTATCTGGACGCACTGGAGCTGGTCGATACCGCCAGTGCGCCAGATATTGAATGGCCTACGCCTCCGGCAGTTCAGGCCAGATGACATCCGGCGCGGTGCTGGTATCTGTTGCCGTCACCGCGTCAATGTAATCCAGCACAGCGTTAAGGCTGGTTGTTTCTGCCTGCGTCAGTTTACGTCCGGCCTGCAATTTCAGCTGAATCAGACTGATTGAAGCCATTGCAGTATCAATCAGTGACTGGCGCTGTGCTTCTGCTGCATCTACTGCGGCGCTATGCTGTGCTTCGGTATCCGTCACCCATTTCTCACCATCCCATTTATCGTATGGCGTTAACGGGGCGATAGTGGTTGTATTATCAGGGTAATCACCCGGAGCTGTGATTTCTTTTGATTCTCCTGTTTCGGTGCTAAAGACGATTTCACCGCGATGGTCTGGCACATATTCCCATGAGTTAAAATCTACAGATCGGCAGATTGCATAACCAGCTTTGTATGTGCCAGGGGCATCTAAACAGGAATATGCAGGGATACCGACACCAACGGCAAGATATTCAGTTGATGTGGAAATATATTCCCGTGTCTCACTGTCATAGTTATAAACGGTAATCTCTCCTGCCTTTGTGGCAATAAATTTATTATTTAAGATGGCGTTATACATCATGCAGCCCTCACAATGTAATTAAATGAAATATTACGTGGGCGTGTCTCTGCTGCACCGACAATACTGGTACTCAACCCCGTTGCCGTTCGTTTGTTATTTTTATTTCCTTCAATCAGACAGTTGTAATCATCATTACCAATTAACGAATTGGTGGCATCAATACTGTCCGGGGACAAGGCATTAGTTGTGGAACTTAAAGTCAGCATCTCGTCTGAACTTGGAAGATTTTTTAATGGTGTTTCATTGCGTGAAATACCCGCGTAAAAAAAGGACTCATGTCTGTGAGCTTCAAAAGAGTCATCCTGAAGACTTAACAAGGCTCGCCCCGCATCCACCCCGCGCCCATCATCCCATCCACGAATAAATTCACCGCGTAAATCAGGCAATTTATTTGTCGGGTAAGCCTTTGCCAGTTCCGGGTATTCTTCAGCAGAAAAAGCTGCTCCGTTGCATTTTAGCCAGCCTGTTGGCGGAGTGGCTGAGGGCCACGGAACAGGGACACCAACAGGTAATGCAGAGCCTTCTCCCAAACCAACATTTATGAAAATGCAGAAATAACGAGCAAATGGCATCATTCCTGCTTTTGTCAGGGAGATCTACCATGCTTATTGGCTATGTACGTGTGTCAACAAATGACCAGAACACAGATCTACAACGTAATGCGCTGAACTGTGCAGGATGCGAGCTGATTTTTGAAGACAAGATAAGCGGTACAAAGTCCGAAAGGCCGGGACTGAAAAAACTGCTCAGGACATTATCGGCAGGTGACACTCTGGTTGTCTGGAAACTGGATCGGCTGGGGCGCAGTATGCGGCATCTTGTCGTGCTGGTGGAGGAGTTGCGCGAACGAGGCATCAACTTTCGTAGTCTGACGGATTCAATTGATACCAGCACACCAATGGGACGCTTTTTCTTTCATGTGATGGGTGCCCTGGCTGAAATGGAGCGTGAACTGATTGTTGAACGAACAAAAGCTGGACTGGAAGCTGCTCGCGCACAGGGACGAATTGGTGGACGTCGCCCCAAACTTACACCAGAACAATGGGAGCAGGCCGGACGATTAATTGCAGCAGGAATTCCTCGCCAGAAGGTAGCGATCATCTATGATATTGGTGTATCGACTTTGTATAAGAGGTTTCCAGCCAGGATTATATAAAACCGCAGACACGCCGTATGCAAGAACGTGCTGCGGTTGGCTGGTGAACTTTCGATAGTGCGAGTATTGAATGATTTTCAGCCGTTGCCGATTTTACTATGTTTTCAGTAGAACACTTAGACAAAACTGAGGCGCACAAAGCTTTGCACTGGATTGCAAGACTTTGTGCTATTCGATAGTTTAAGGTCGCTCACTCTACCTTTTCATCAAGCCAGTCCGCCCACCACAGCATCATTTCTCTGCGCTTAATGTAGCGGATGCCTCACTATCACATAGTGATGGTTCATTACTGCTTTGTAGAATGGATAGAGAACTGAGGATAAAAAGATATCCCAAAACCCCAAAATCTCATCTTTAGGATTTGCAGAAAGGGAGGCGTGAACAGATACCTGCGCATGAAGACGGAACTAGTCCAGATGTGATATTTGTGGTGATCACATACATCATCAACGATGCTCGTTATGGTGAGTTTGATGACTACCCGCTGAAGTGAAAATAGTGTTGTGTACCAAATTGCGTACCAAACTAAAATCACAAATCATGAAACCCTTGTTCATGGCGGTTCTCAGGGGTATTGCGCGTAATCGTGAAACAAAAAGGTAGATTGTTGCTTACCGTCATTCATCATTAGGTTAAATCCGTTATTTCTGCTGTCTGCCAGAGTATCAAATATCACCGTGCTAATCAGCTTTAGCGCCACAATTTGGCAGCGAGTGGCAACAGATCATGTCAGATAAAAATGAGAGGGTAGTCACATTTTCTTGCACTTTATTCCAGCCAGTTCATAAGTATTTCCGTAAAAAGAACAGCTATTTGAAACTCCTGAGGGTTTGCTGTTGAAACGCCGTCTTATTATTGCTGCTTCTTTGTTCGTTTTTAACTTATCGTCTGGTTTTGCGGCGGAAAACATTCCTTTTTCACCTCAGTCTCCAGAGATTCATGCCGGGTCCTGGGTATTGATGGATTACACCACCGGTCAGATCCTCACCGCGGGAAATGAGCATCAACAGCGCAATCCCGCCAGCCTGACAAAGCTGATGACGGGTTATGTCGTGGATCGCGCTATCGATAGTCATCGCATTACGCCAGACGATATTGTCACCGTGGGGCGCGATGCGTGGGCGAAAGATAATCCGGTGTTTGTCGGTTCTTCACTGATGTTTTTGAAAGAGGGCGATCGCGTATCGGTACGTGATTTAAGCCGTGGTTTAATTGTGGATTCCGGAAATGACGCTTGTGTTGCACTGGCTGACTATATTGCCGGTGGGCAACGGCAGTTTGTTGAAATGATGAACAACTATGCCGAGAAGCTGCATCTCAAGGATACGCATTTTGAAACAGTGCATGGCCTGGATGCACCTGGCCAGCATAGCTCGGCTTATGATTTAGCTGTACTTTCTCGCGCTATCATCCACGGCGAGCCCGAGTTTTATCATATGTACAGTGAGAAAAGTCTCACCTGGAACGGTATCACCCAGCAAAACCGTAACGGGTTGTTGTGGGATAAAACCATGAATGTTGACGGTCTGAAAACGGGTCATACTTCTGGTGCCGGGTTTAATCTCATTGCTTCGGCTGTAGATGGGCAGCGTCGTCTCATTGCAGTGGTAATGGGGGCTGACAGTGCAAAAGGTCGTGAGGAAGAGGCAAGAAAATTACTACGTTGGGGGCAACAAAACTTTACTACGGTGCAAATTTTGCACCGTGGGAAAAAGGTCGGAACGGAACGCATCTGGTATGGCGATAAAGAAAATATCGACCTGGGAACGGAACAAGAGTTCTGGATGGTGCTACCGAAAGCCGAAATTCCACATATCAAAGCCAAATATACCCTTGATGGTAAAGAACTCACCGCGCCAATTAGCGCCCATCAGCGGGTAGGGGAAATTGAACTTTACGACCGTGATAAACAGGTGGCGCACTGGCCGCTGGTTACCCTGGAATCTGTCGGGGAAGGCGGCATGTTTTCCCGCCTGAGTGATTATTTCCACCATAAGGCCTGA